CCGTGCCCGTGCAGACCGATTGAAAAACACCCTGACTCCCGTTCGTGTTCCCACTCTCGCGATAGCACACGCGGTAGGCGAGAGGATAGCCATCGGCAGTATCGGGTTCAAGGTCCAACAACCATCCGGCAGTATTGGCTGCGGTGCCGAGATTGACGTTTCCCTTATTCGCTAAGGTGATGCTCTGCCCGCCTAAACGATCCACCTTGAGATTGTTGATGTGGACATAGATGTCGTGCGGCGTGCTCCACTCGTAATCGCCGAGAGTTCCATTGGGGCCAAAGATGGCAGCGTTGTAGGGGAGGGAGACGGAGTAATTATTCTTCTGATAGAGATCGAATCCCGGCTCCTGCGTTGTAATTCCCGTCCCCGTGGATTGGAAGACGTTCATAAACTGCGCGTTGGTGGTGAAGGTGTAGGTGTTGGAGCCAGAAGGAAGCGTACTCGGCGCGTTGAGGTAGTAGGCGCTTCCGGGGCCATTTCCTGAAACGTTATTCGTGCCCGGACTCCCCGAAGCCCAGATGCACGCGAACTCTCCCGCCGTGGCCGTATGCGTTCCGCTCCAGCTAGTCCCCTGGTAATAGGTCTGCGTCTTGACTCCGGGCAGCATCGTGACGGTCCAGCTATCGACGATGGTGAAGTTGGGAGCCGTGCCGGAAGCGATGCAGAAAGTCAGGGATTGCGAGAGGGTGACCGAGCCTGCGCCGAGGTGCTGAATCTGGATCGCAGTGATCGGGCCAGCCGCGAGAGCGTTGCTGGTGTTGACGACGACGTAGGCTCCGCCGCCGTCAGAGGTTACACTCGTCGCTCCAGTAGCGAGCATATTTCCGGAGGTGAAGGTGTTTCCGCAGCCGGAGTCCGCGAAGGAGGTTTTGGACGATCCATTGAACCGCACCCACGGGCAGGGATTGCGGAGGCTCATCGTCTGCGCGTAGGTCGGCTGAGGGTTGGGATTCTGCCCCAACAGCGGCATCCAACACAGCAGGAAAAGCAGGAGTCGCTTCATTTACTGGCTCCGGTGAGTGGCAAGGATCGCGCCCACAACTTGAATGTTTCCCGTCGCGGTGTCGGACGCTGATCTAAAGATGCGATAAACCATCTGCGCGGGGGAAGATGAAGCTGAAGGGCAGGAGTTGACTCCCGCCGTAGCGATGCCGGTGATGGCTGCCGTGCCCTGCACTCCTGCCGTACCGGGAACCGTGACGGTAACCGTGGTTGCGGTGCCAAAGGTCGGCGAGCCGGGAGTCGAACCACTGGAGGCCGGGCAGGCCGTCTGCGCTTCGAGGATGAACGTGCCCGACGTGGCCGTCGCAGCGGTGTAGAGAACGGTGATGTCGGTTGAAGTCCAGTACGCCGGAAGGACGGTCGTCGCCTCTGCATACTGCGCAGACGATGGAGCAGCTTGGAAGGCGAGGTAAGCTGCCGTGGAGCTGGCGGGGTTGTAACACCCAAGCTGCGGAGCGTTGTTGTCATAGACGCTGAATCCGGTCGCGAACGCCACGCCGCCATTGCATTGCGCAGCGTCGAGGAAGGTCGTGCCCGTCACAGCAGTGGAGGCAAGGGCGAACTGGACATTGCTTCCCGAGGGGTTGGTGACAGTCACCGCGCCCGCCCCCGACGAGTTCTGGAGGTTTACGGGGGAAGAAAGCGCCGAGCCGCCGTTGACGGTAATGCTCGCTCCGCCCGTGCAAAGCGCGTTGGCTACAGTGCAAGGCCGTGAGGCCGCCGCGCCGTTCTCGCTGATGGCCGCGTTGCCTGAAGAGTCGGTTGTGTAGATTGCGCTTCCCGAGACCGGCGTAATCGTGGAGGACGAGGCGGGGAAAGTGATGCCGTGCCCACTGCCCGTACCGTGATAGACGAGCTGGCTTCCGGTGTCTTGCAACGCCGAAGATGTGGTAGATGCCGTGGCCGAAGTCGCAAGCGGAAGGTATCCTGTGGTTTGCCCAGAAAGACCTCCGCCCGAACCGCATGACCCCCATGAAGGCGTCACACCAGCGCCACCGGAAATCGGGCATTGTCCACTGGTGCCCGCGCTTCCATTGAACTCCAGCGGGGACGCGCTGCCTGCAAGATTCACCGCGCCCGTGTTGCTGAGGACGCCTGTGTTGTTGAAGGCATCCGCCACGCTGCCCGTGCCAATGAAGGTGAAGTTGTTAGCGTGCGTCGTGACTGAAGTGGTTCCGCTGGAGTTGGCGAGAGCGGAGTAGAAGTCCAGATCGTCCGCTACCCACAGTGGAATCGACATCCCTGTGGTGTGCTGGAACTCGAACATCGCAGACACCGGAGCAGAGTTGAAATAATTCAGCGAGCCCATCGGGCCGTTCCATCCCCAGACTTTTTTGAGTATGTTTCGTCCGCTGTTGATGGTATAGAAAGAGGTCGGGTTGGCGTTATTGAAGTTAGAGATGAATCCGCCCAGGAATCCGCCGCACTCAAACGACCCTGAACCGCAGCCCCAGTTGATAGGTGTGTCCTGTGAGTAGGGATTGAAGTTCTGAAGGTTCATCAGCAGACGCCCCGAGACGGTCTGGGTCGTGCCGTTCGGGACTTCGAGGGCATCCGAGGCTGTGAAGGTTGCCGTGGTCTCCGCAAGGGTCACATTGCCATCAAAACAGGCCTGACCTGCGCAGGAAGAACTGAGCGCCGGATCACGAGCATCCACGATCCTTGCACCCTGATAAATTGTGTCTGTTCCAGATCCGCTGATGAACCCGGAGTCCATCCCGTTCGGAACCTCCCGCGCTACGGCAAGTGTGGTGGAGTTGATCGCCCCCAACACGGTAAAGAGATGGCGGATGCCACTGGATGTTGTCGTGTCGGCGTTCTGCTCCAGCAACCGCCCTGTCGGGCCTTCGCACATGAAGAAAGCCCCATTCTCGTGGGAGGACCGGAGATAAGCCGTCGCCGTCATTACGCCACTGGTGTAGGAAGTGACGTTGACGATCTTGGCGCTCTCAGTGTTCACGCCGCCGATGGTGAACTGGTCGCCGTTGGAGCAAGAAGAACTGATGGTCACGGTGAAGGTGGCGAGGATCGGTGTGTTGTTATTGTTCGGCAGCGTTGGGCCGTTGACCGCCGCGCTTAGAGAGCCCTGCTTGGATGCGGTGAAGGTTTGCCCAGTCTCAGTGACCGCCGCATAGACATTCGTTCCACTGCCCTGTTGAGTAGCTCCAGTAGCCGTCATCGTCAGTACACCGGTCGTCTTGTCAATCAGCCATCGCCCCACACCATACACCCCAGAGTTGAAACTGGAGACCGTCATGGTGACGCCGGGAAAGCCTGAGGGGGTGCCGGTACTTGCCACGTTCGCCGTATAGACATTCGAGGGCGAGATGACCATCTGGTCGGCGTAGCCCGTGTATCCCTGTGCCGAACCGTCAATGCTGGCGGCGGAGTAACTTCCATTGAATACCAGCGGGTTGCAATCCCCGTTGCCCATGCAGTAAATCCCCGTGCCTCCGAGGATTGAGTGGTTCCCCTGCCCATAGGCTTCGAGGTTCATGTTGTACATATCGGTGACAAGCGAACCGACGGAGGTTCCCGTGCCGGGAGAGCCGAAGTTGTAGCCGGGCGAAGTGAGGTATTGGTTCGAGGTGAGCGTGTTCTGTGCTCCGACTGTGATAGCTCCCGTGGTGGAGTTGTAGGTAAAGCCTCCCGTTCCCGCGTTACCGAAGGCGCTGGAGTTGTTGATCTGCACATCACCATTCACGCCGCCGGGAGCCCCACCCGAAGCGATGCAGGTACTCGAGGCCGGCGAGTACGAATATCCCGTCGTCCCGCAGTTTGTCAGCCCCGACAGAAACGACGCCAGGTCCGCCGTCGTGGCCGCAACGCCCTGGTTGCCGGCGCTCGTGCCCTTCAGGAAAACCGTGGTCGCGGCGATCGTCGCTCCGCCGGCCGGATTCTGCGCAACGTACACGCCGCCGACGCCTTTGTATGTCACCGCAGGACCCTGCGTGTAATCGATAAGAATCAATCCTGCACAAACGCCGGTCTGGGCGCCGATGGTGTCTGAGGGATTGGCGCCGGGAAGCAGAATTACGGTCGAGCTCGAAGCGCCGTGAGCGCAGGCCGCCACCGTCGTCGCGGCGATGGTCTGGTAGCTCCCCGTGCCCATCTTCACGTAAAAATTAGTATTCAGCTGCGGAGCATAGGACGGCGCAATGGTCTGCTGGCCGTACAGTTTCATGGCCGCAAACGCCACCAGGGCGAACAGCGCGATCGCCATCCACTCCAGGAAACGCACTTTGTTTTGGCTCAGTTTCAGCATCATCGCCTCAATTCGTCACGGCTCCCATGTTGTACACGTTCCCATCTTCGTCCTGCACAATCATAAATTTCGTGGTCGACAGCGGCCCCGGCGAAACCGCCGGCATCCCAAACCAGTTCGAGGGATAGCTCAGCACATGCCCGCCCACGCTGTCCTGGTGCACCGTGATCACGTACGGCAGCCCTTCCAGCATGTTGAGAATATAAGCCGAGCTGATCGAGGTATTCGCCTGCATCACGAAACTCTGCGCCCTTCCCAGCCGGAAATCCAGCGGCGCGGCGAAATCGAACACCGAAACCACGTTGATCCATCCGCCCTCGATCGGACCGTCCGAGGTGAAGTTGCCCAGAGTGTCCAGCGGGCCGTCGACGGCTTGAGGATTGAACTGCGGCGGATTCTTCATCAGCGGCGTCAGGCTCATGTGTGCACGCTCCACACCGCCGAGCTCACCGGATAGAAGGCGCCCGTTTCATCCAGCATCACGGCAAAGCTGGTCACGCCGTTCGGGGCAAGGTTCACTGCCGGCATGCTCTTCCAATTCGTCGGCCAGGTCATCGTGTATCCGCCCGTCGCGTTCTGCTTGAGGATCACTGGAATCAGCACGCCGTTTGGAAAGTTGATCGCCGTCGAGCTCGTGACGTTCTGGCTCAGCGTCAGGCTCATGCCCTGGCCCTGGCTGCCGTCAAAGACCGGGGTTCCCGAGTTGATCGGCACCACGTAAAGGGTCGGCGCTCCATTCACCGTGCCTGTCACCACCACATTGCCCTGCACCGTCAGCGGCCCGTCGACCGTCTGCAGCGCCTGGCCGGGCGGAAACAGCAGCACCGCGTCGCCCACTGGCGGAATGTACGGCGGTCCCGGGCTGTACGGTCCCAGGTTGCTCAGGTCGTAGGTGCCGGGATTCATGAACTGGTACAGGCCGGACTGCACCACGTTCTGCTTCTCGTCCAGCAGCGCGATGTCGTAATACGTTCCGGTCGGATTGATCTGGTAGTTGCCCCACAGCGGGATGCTGAGGATTCCCTCGGCCAGCGCCAGCCGCTGTTTGATCTTCACCAGCATCGACGTGCCGATAACTCTCGGCAGCGCCGCCCCGTAGTTGCAGAGGGTGATGCGTATCCAGGCGCCGAAGTCGTCGTCGCCGCTGGTGTCCTGGAGCGTGGCTGTCAGCGTGACGCCTGGGCTGGCCATGCCGCCATCTTAGGCTAAGGTTGCCTTTACGGCGAAAGAAAATCTTTCCTAACGGCTCTCTTCGTGGTAGGAGCAGGCGCGCTGCAGACGCTGCAGTTCCCGGCGCTCGCGGTCCTTGCGCAGAGTTCGATGATAACGGTGGGAGTCCAGGAGTCCCATCACCAGCGCGGCCAGAATCGCCAGCGCCACACAAGCAACCGCTCGCAATGCCTCGTTCATTTCGGCCTCACTCGTAAAACATCATCAGGCCCATCTGCGCGTGCGACGGATGATTCTCGCGATCGTTCTGGATGTTGTCAACAAACCACACCCGCACCGGCCGGTTCAGGAACTGCCAGAACTTCTGCTCGCCGATCCCCGCTTCCAGCGTCCCGTTGCTGTGCTCGCTCTTGATCGGGTCGCCATAATAGATGTCATCGATCTCGCGCGTTAGCCGCTGAAACGCCCGGCTCGCGGGATCGATCGGCGAACCTTCCGGATCGTGAGCCGCATGTTCGCCGGCTGATTCGATCACTGAGAACAGATCGCCTTCGTTCCAACCCGCACGGGCCCGGTTGCGCAGGCAATAGCAGATCGCCTTCATCTCTTCGAGAGATCCCTTCGGCCCCACCTCGCGCGCCGCATACAGCACTAGCGCCGCCTTCGCCACATCGTTCGGAGTCACGATCTCCTCCCTAGACACTCATCCATCGCGCGAGCAGCCATGTAGTGTAGAACCTCGGTCTGACTCACGCCATAGTAATGCGCCTGGATATTCGCCACTCCACCCTTCACCCCGCGGATGATCATGATCGCGTCGGTCACCTCGCCAAAGTTCCCGTTTTCGATCGCACGCACCAATCGCCGAACGCGCCCGGTCACGTCATAAGGGGTGTTGCGGTTCACCGCGCGAATCTTCGGGATTTTCTTCACATCACCCTCGCCACATTCCTGCGCGTGTACAGCTGTTCCATGTACCAGTCGCCCGCCGCGCCGCTGCCCACCGGAAACGCCCGATGCGCCTCTTCCTCGGTGATCACCCGGCAGCGCACCATGCTCAGCAGCGCCGTGCGCCAGCCCAGGTGCTTCGCCGTCGTCGGCACACCGTATTCGTCGAAGTTCATGATCATCCACTCGGTGCCCAGCGGAAACTGCAGCGTACCGCAGCGCAGGAACTCCGGATTGTTTACCTGCTCGGTGTAATGCTCCATTAGCATCTTCGTGGCCGTCTCGGCCATATCAGCCGCCAGCTGAAACGACTGATCGGCCTTGGTGTTCATGCCCAGCCGCCGCCACAGTTTCGCTTTCTTCAGTTCCTTCTCGCCGGCCTCGCGCAGCTCGCGCGCCTTCACCTGAGGATAGTCCTTCATCGGACTCTCACCCTTCCATAGCGGGTTGCGGATGTACAAACCGACGCGTCCCGCCTTCGCGTCGGGATGCGTCTTCACCACGTTCGTGCTCAGCAGCAGCACGTCCTTCAGCCGCGGAATCTTCAAAAGCAGTTCGTCGTAAAAATCCCATGGCGTCAGCAGGCGGCCGTGGCGCATCCTCTCATTCTCCGCGCCCTGCCACCGCTCCTGCCCATCCCACTTGTTGCCCGCGGCCATGCCGGCGTTCATCTCCCGCATAGCCCACAGCGCCTCCAGTTCCTGCTCCGGAGTCTTCGCGTCTTCGTGCTCCTGCTTCATCCGCTCCAAGGCCTCGATCACGCGCGGATGCCGCCCCAGCTCATTGAGCTCGCGCGTCTGGCGAAAGTCCTCGAGCGTCGGCTTGCGCCCCAGCGCCACGCCATCCGTCCCCGCTCCCAGCGCCAGGCCGAGATTGTCGAGAACACGATCGCGCTCCGTGTCGTCGACCCACCGGCCTTCATGGATCTCTTCGGCCGCCTGGCGGATCGCCTTGTCTGCCTCATGCTCCTTCGGCGCACTCTGGTGCTTGCGGGCGATGATGATGGCGGGCGATTGTGGTTTGTTGCTCATTTTTCATCCTCGCCGTCTTCGCCTTCGCCTTCGCCATCGTCCTCGTCGGTAATTTCCTCGACATCGCACTCTTCGGAGAGAAGACTTGGATCATCCATGGCCATCTGAATCGCCTTCTCCGCGGCGTCGTCTTCATCTTCGGCGGAGACGTCAAACGTCCCACTCAGCGTGACCGTAGCAAAAAAGTTCTTCATTTCTTCGGCTCCGTTTTCGGCGGCGTCGTGATCTTCGAGATCGCACCGGAACGCGGATCGATCTGCCAGCCGGGATGCGCGGCCTGCCACTCGCCGAGGATCTGCAGCTTCAGCTTCTCCTCGCTGTCGTATTCCTTCTGAAGATCGATCTGATGCTGCATGATGTCCGACAGCGATTTCTTATCCGCCGTCGAGAGTTGCGGTGCCTGCTCCGGCGGCCTCGGCGCAGACGGGTGGGATTCATTCTGCGCCACTGCTGCCGGAGCATTCGGGCGGTTTGCGGTTTGCTGGTTCTGGGCAGGGCAGGGAGAGCTCACCAGAACCCAAAGCGTCAGAAGCGCGACGATTGCGACGATCCAATCCAAAAACTTTCTCATGCATCACCTTATTAGTCCCATACTGGCACCAAAGTCAAGCCCTACTGTTCGGGCGCCGCCGCTTCCGGTTGCTGGCTCTTCGTGATCAGGCCGCCGATCAGCGGCGCATAGTTCTCGGGCCGTGCTCCGCTCTGGATGGCGAAGGTGAGTTGCTGCCCGATCTTTGGATCCGCCCGCACCGCGTTCAGCACCCTCTGCACGGCAACTTCGCTCACTCTCCCCGCCATCGCGCCACCAGCCGCACCCAGAGCTCCGCCCACATGGCCCCCCGTCGACGCACCCACCGAATAACCCACCGCCGCACCCAGATACTCCGCCACATGATGCACCGCCTGGTTGAACCGCTGCCGCGCCGCATTCGTCTTCGTCGCGTTGGCAATCTCCTGCAGGTTCTCAAGGCCGCCCGGCCCCAGCGCCGCGCGCACGTTGGCCAGCCCGTTGCGCCGTACCACCTGCTTCAGCTTCGCGTCCAGCGCGCTGCCGTTGATGCCGCGGTAGGTCTGGCTCACGCCGGTGTCGCCGGGCAGTCCGCTGAGGCTCTGATCGAGCGACCTCCCGATGTCGGCCAGCGTGTAGCTCTGCCGCCAGCTTTGCTTCACCGCGTTCAGGATCTCCGGATTCACTCCACCTGCCGAATCGAACACACTCTGCATCTTCGCCAGTGCGTTCTGATATGCCCGCTGCGCATCCTCTCCGCCGCCGCGCGCCGCTTCCTGGGCCGCTTTCACCTCATCATTCACCGCGCGGAACTTTCCACCGGTTACCTGATCGAGCCATGCATACGCGTTGCCGTTGGCTTCCTGCATCGCGTTCGCCACGCCCGTGAAGTCGTGCGTGCGGTTCAGCAGCGCAGCGACATCATGCGCGGGCATCACCGGCGCCTGGGTGGGTTCGGTGAAGTTCCCCGCCTCATCGATCCCCCACCCGATGCGCGGCGCTCCGCCCGCCGCGTTCATCGCCTCCAGCGCCGGTCTGCCTGCATTCTGCGCCGTCGTGGCGTACTTCGCCGCGCCTTGCTCTGCAGCCACCTCGCCTGCCGGCCTGCTGGTCAGCTTCGATGCGATCGGCGCCGCTGCGCCCGCCAATCCTTCAACCGCCGGCGATGCCACACCGGCGAGCTCGCCCGCATTCGCCGCCGCACCCGCATCTCCGCCCGTATGCACGTACGTCTGCGCCGCCGTCAGTCCGGCATTCTGCGCCGCGTGCAACACGGTGCGCGCGCCGATCGCCACTAGCTTCGCAATGCGCGGATTCCCTTCCAGCATCTTCGCCGTCTTCAGCTGCTGGGCCATGCGGTCCGCGTAGCTCAATCCCTTGGCTGCTTCACCCGGCGCTTCCTCAAGGCCCAGCGGGCTGAACAACTCGCCCACCAGTTCACCTACGCCACCGAGATTCTGAAAGACGCCATGTTCTTCGCCGTTCTTCATCAGGTAATCGGCTGCGTCCTTCAGGTGCTGATTGCCCGCCGTCGATCGCTGCCCGCGGTATCCCTGCTCCACGGCCTGCGTCGCCTCGGCATCTCCGGCCTGCGGATGCTGTGTCTTGTAATCCAGCACATCGCTGGGGCTGCCGTCATTGCCCACATGGTCCGTGACGATCTTCAGCAGTCCGCCAACGCCGCCGATCGCGTTCTTGATCGCGCCGATGGTGAACTGCGGATACGCATCCGATGCCTGATCGAGCGCCTTCAGCACCGGATGGTTTGCCAGCATCTCGTCATCCGGCGTCGCGCCGTTGTTCCAGTAGTTCTTCAGCCGCTCCAGCAGGCCCGGCGGCTTGGGCGGCGCAGTACTTGGCGGCGGATTCGCAGGCTTCAAACCAGCGGACAGATCTACGCTGCCACTCTGCTGAAGTCCGGCTGATAGGTCTATGGCTTGAGTGCCCATTTATTGCATCACCGGAATTCCGCGCCGCTTAGCCTCCGCGATCGCTGCGTTCACATCTTTGCCTGGATTCGCCGCAGCCCACGCGCTCGGACTGAACACCTGCTGCGGCTGCTGCTGCGTCGTAGGCTGATGCCACTGCTGCAGGTAGCGATTCGTTCCGATAACTTCGCTCTTGCGGTTGGCCAGCAAAGGCCGCAGCGTGTCCGTGGCTACGCTCTTGATCTGCTGCGCAGTGAAATTTTTATTCAGAATCTCCGCCGCCTGACGCAGTTTTGCATCACTCGTTCCACCGCCTCCGGCGCCGCCGCCCTGCAATACCTTGGCGATCTGATCATCGACTTCAACGAGCGCCGCACGGTACGCCGCCACTTGCGGGTTGCCTGCGCTCAACTTCGCCCACTGATCGACAGCGTTCAATGGTGGGAACTCAGTCCGAGGAAGTTTATCGCTCATCTGCACTAGAAGGCCCAGATTGCCGCTGTTGTTATCTCGCCCAGTCAACGAATTCAGATAGTTCAGTAGGGTGTACGTCGACGGATTTGTCGCAAACTTGTAGTCACCCATGGCCTTCGCGATGTCGAATGGGTGCCCGTACTTCGTCATGCTGTACTGATTCGCCGCCGCCAGCGTTGCGTCGTAGGTCTTTGAGCGCTTCGACAGGTTCGACGGATCTAAAGTTCCTTCGACCAACTGTTGCGCATTTTGATTCACTTCATCCTGTGATTGTGCCTGATTGAGTTGCTTCGTCTCGGCATTCTCATGGGCCGCGGCGGCGTAATCGTGAGTCACTTCCGCCCGGTTCTTCGCGATGGTGCTAGGCACTTCAGCGGTTTCGGCGTTCGCCTTGTTCGTCTCCGCCTGCTTCTGCGCGATCTCCGCGGCCTTCGTGTCGTACTGCAACTTCTGCGTGTACGCCACGTTGTTGTAATCCATCTGCTCGCCCGCCGTCAGCGGCTCGGTCGAGTTGTGCTTCACAAATTTTCCCGTCGTCGCATCGAAGGTCAAAAACTCCGCACCGGGAGGCAGCACGCTGGTGCGGAAACTGTCCGGCATCTTCACCACTGCAAATCCCGCCTGCTTTCCATTTTGCACCTGCGGCACCAGCTCGATCTGGTGCTTCTGAATCATGTCGGCCATTACGTCCGGATTGACTTTGAGGATATTGCGCAGATCTGCCGGCGTCTGCATCGTGCCCAGCACCGTGCCGCCGAAATCCTTCACCAGGTGCTCCACCTGGGCTTGCGCGAATTTTGTGTCTTCCTCATTCGCCTGCACCTGGAGGCGCGCGGCGTTGAAACTGTGCTCGGCCAGGTTCATCAGCAGCATCTGGTGGTTCGCGTTGTCGAGATTCTGCTGCCGCGCCTCTGCCGTCATCTGCTGCTGCTGTTGCTGGCGCTGCTGGGTCTGCTGCTCGCCTACCTTCAGTCCGGCTGCTGCGGCAGCACCCGCATTGCGTCCGCGTCCCGCCGCAAATCCGGCGGCCGCGCCCTGCGCCAGGCTCGCTCCGATGCGGGCCCACTGCTCGCCGCGCCCCAGCACGCGCTGCTTCACGTACTCGTTGCCGTACTGATCCCTGCCCATCTCCGGAGTGGTGCGCCCCGTCAGCGCATCGGCCACGCTGTCGATCACGCCCAGGATGCCCGGCCGCTTGTTCGACGTCACGACTGGAGGTTCAGCCGGCGGATTCGTCGCCGGAAAACTCACGTTGCTCGGCGCTGCCGGGAGCGCGCTTGAGGGCTGCTGCGCCGCCGGACTCGGGGATGGCGGCGTGCTCGGCGGAGTCGAAGCCGGTGCGCTCGCTGCGGGTGTCGCATCAGGTTGCGCCGCTGCATCCCATCCGTTCGCAGCCGCCGTCACTGTCTGCGCGGCCTGTGCTGGTGTCGTCGTTCCGCCCATCTCTCACCTCTCTACGGTGTCTTGAATCCGCCGCTCGCCCATCCGCCGGCCGCAGTGCCTACCGCACCGATCGCCGCGTTGATCCAGCTGTCCTCTTCGCTCGCGATCTGGCTGGCTGTCGTTGACGCTGCGCTACCCGAACTGGTCTCGGCATTCTCAAAGCCCAGCGGATTCTCTCCGGCGGCGATGGTCTCCAGTCCGCCCGCCGCCTGTTGCCACTCGTTCAGGCCCTGCGTGTAGTCCGCCTGCTTGATCTGCGACTCTTCCTTGCTCTCTTCCTGGGCCGCCGACTGCGCCGTCTGCGATTGCACCTCGGCCTGCTGGCCGCTGGTCAGCGTCGTGCTTCCTCCGCCCTCGGTGGCCAGCTTCTCGCCGGTGGCGCGCGCCGCGGCTGAATAGTTCTCCGCCGTGCCTTCCACCGCCTGCGCGTTCAGATCATTCTCTTCAGCGGTAGTGAAGCCTTCCTGATTCGGTCCTTTGGCCAGGATCGCCTGAAACTGCTGCGCCATCGGACCATAGATCGCCTGCTGATCCGCATACTGTTCCTGCGTCATCTGCTGCGCGCTCTGGTAGGCGTCGATCTCTTCCTGCTGCAGCTGCAGTTGCTGGCTCGTAGGTCCACTCATAGGATTCCCTAAGTATCCTTTCTAGCCATTCCCAGACGATCGACGGGCACCAGCGTGCGTTTCATCTGTTCCCCTTCGCGCCTGAACCCCAGACGCAGCGTGGCAAAGCGCAGCGTCCGGGCGTTCTTGCTGGCGAAGTATACGGTATCAAATCCGTTTCCCGGCAACGTTTTTTCGAGCCAGCGCATCCCGCGCTCCAGCGCCAGGCGGATGCGGGCATCGTGCGTGCGCTCTCTCCACGGCGGAATCTGCAGGCTGATCTCGATGCATTTTTCAGTGCTCCCCGGCAGGATGTAGTGCTTGCGGAAGGCAAACAGCCGCACAAAAAAGATTGGCCCATCGGCGTCTTCGAGCACGTAGCAGTTCACATTCAGGATCTGCTTTATCCAGAAATCCTTCTGCTTCGCCTCCCAGCGATGCTCCGGATCCGCGCCACACCAGCGGTCCGCCTTCTCGCGATCGGCCTGCATCGCCGGCCGCAGCATATACCCATCGAATTTGTGGGTGGGCAGCGCCAGCGTTTCGACCTGGATGGACTCACCCATTTTTGTTCAACTTGAGTAATGCCGTAGCCGCAAGCAGAAAGATCATTACCCCTAGACCAACCTGCATCCCGCACATGACCGTGCTGCCCCAACTTCGCCAAGCTGAATAGTCAGTGCCCCAATTGACGCCCACGATATAGGTCACGACTACGAACTCTACGACTACATAGACGAATAAGAATCCCATGAGCGATTTCATGCCGAGTGCTCCTTCTCAAACACAACCCAATCAATCGCCGTCTTCACTCCTTCTATCGTGATGACATCGGAGTTGGGCGGCACGAACAGATCCGAGGGGATTTCCAGATCCGCAGTGAAGAGCACAGCCTTGGTGGCCGGGTCGGTGACTTCGATGTGGAGATTGCGATTCATCTTGACCTTCCTTCGTACTGCCGATTCATCTCACTCACCGCCCCCTCTTGGGGTGAAGATGGGGGAAAATAGATAGCAGTCTTAGCCCATCTCGCAAAGCCATCGGGCTTCATCCACCCCTGCCAGATGTCATCGTTTCGTTCGTAGTAGTAGACCACCCTATCGGGTAGCACTGAAACGACTCGACGGTCTGATTGCCTCGGGTTCATGCCACGATAAACACCACCAACAACTATTTCGCTGAGTTTCACTTTCCACCCTCACCTTTCTGTCCAGCTTTGTGTTCAGCCTTGGTGTTCAGAAGTTGCGGCCTAATCAACGGGCCAGCCCAGAGAAATTCTCTTCTCCCTAATACGCTCGCCCCAAGCCTCTAGGGTTATGCCAGCACGCCTCGCGGAGCACGGTGAACAGAGTTCGGAGCCAAGGATGCGACAACACTTGTTTTCGCAGTCGGGTGTAGCGCAGTTCGGCCATGCATCCAATTCGCGCTGGCTTGGTTTATTTGCCATTTCCCTCTCCCTTCCCACTATCAGAATCCTTAGACTCCCCTAAAGAGCGCAGACGAAATGCATTTTGTACGGCAACCACAAACTGCGCGTCTTCTGGCGTTGCCCAATCGGCGTCGAACAGGATGTGTACGCAGTCTTTCTGGCCGCCGACTTTCGCCGGGTCAATGTCCGTGTAAATGTAGGGCGTGCAATCATCTTCGGAGCCTTCGTAATCGCATTTCCAGACGCCTTTACTGGTCTCCGCGAAGAGCTTGTCCAGTTCCTCTCCTAACCCCGATTTGGTCGGCAGCGCAGCGAGTAGCCTCTGCAATCTCAGGATCGCTTCTGGCCGAGTCTCTACGCGGTATTGGCGGAGATTCCAATCGTCAGAAGGTCTACTGAGGCGACTGTCTTCCTCAAGCACGGCGGCAAGTCTAAAGAGCTCCTCAAACCCCTCAGCTTTGAGTTCAGGCTGGGCGAGACGGGCTTCGGCTGCATCTCTCTGTGCGATGGCCTCATCGAATAGCCGCTGTTTCTCGCTGTTTTCTCGTGCCCAGTGTGCCGCTCTCTCGTTCGCTGACTGATTACAATCCAAGCGTTCATTTCTTACTCCTTTGGTGTCTCAGCCTCGGGCTTGGGTTCAGGGACGAATCCTGTCGGTGAGCCTATATTTATGGATCCAGCGTCATTCTCGGCATCCGCGCCAGTTCTCGCCGTTGATTTCCACTTCGCCCACTTCGCTCTTCACCTTGCCGCCGCACACGCAGCAGCGGCCGATCGGCGATTGCTCTCCGGGCGGAAAGAAGTACAGGCTGCTCGTTCCATCCAGCAGCGCCGCCAGCGTCTCCGCCGTGCCCATTCCGGCCCCCGGATTCAGACGCAGAATCTTGGCGTGCTTCTGTGGATGATCCTGGCAGCGCACCGTGATCTGAATCATCCTGCTCATCATTTCCAGCCCTTTTGGATCGTCCAAAGCGCGAGACAGCGAAAATTGCAAAACTTCATGACGACTTTATCTTTAGTCCTCTTGCAGCAACAGGTGCTTATCGGGGACGGTACTCAGACATCCGCTGCAGAGCATGCTCACCGCCGCACCTCGCGAATCTCGAGGCGGCTCCAGCGTCCGTAGAAAACCATTGCCAGGAACGTGTGCAGCTTGGGACGGCGGCATGCCATACACGGCCGGTCGCAGATCGAGCATATTAGTTTGCAGTCGAACTTAGCGGCGCTCGCCATAAAACGTCACGCCTCCTTCGTCGAAGACCGCATACGCTTCAAACTCCAGCCACCATGTCGGCTCGTTGCGCTTGCCTTTGCGTTGCCGCCGCCGCTCCAGGTTGCGCCGATGTTCCTCGCGCAGCGATCCCATCGGCAGATGCTCGCCCTTCGGCTCCGGTCCGACGTCGGTGTTGTCGATCACCTCGACCACACCCAGGATGGCGATGTGCTGCACCCGGATCTGCGTCGAGATCGTGCCGTTATCCACCGCCGCCAGAAACGGAAAATCGGAACGGCAGTTGTAGTACAGCCTCCAGCGCTTAAGTTCAGCCTTCAGCGGATCACGCAGCAGACCGCCGTCGCTCTCGATAAGAAGAGTTGGATTCGGATACTCGGCATCGGACATTTCACACCTTCCTTCTCCTACTTCGCGGGCGCGGCCTCTTCGCTGCGCTCGTCGTGCACGCTTGCGTAAATTCCCCAGTCCAGCAACGCATCGCCCACCGTCTGCTCGCCGTAATCGAACTTCACCAGAATGCAGTCGCTGGTGTACGCCTCATTGTTCTGCGCCAGAGCATAGCGGTGGCTGAAGACGCTCAGGCTCTCAGGCGTATCGGGCGGATCGTTCGACGTCACATCCAGCGCGTTCCACGGCCGCTCGGGCGGCATCGGCACGATCTCGCCCATCAGCGTGCTTACAACCGGAGGATTGCCCACAGCCAGGCTCTTCGCCGCGATGTGCGCGAGCTCCGCCCACTGCCCTGAAGAGCACAGCAGCGTCACGCCTTTTGCATCCCAGCTCGGATATGCCTGGTACTCCTCGCTGTAGCCCACCGGGTCGTTGTAGCTCTCCCCCGTGGGATCTCTCATCCAGATGATTCCGTTGTTCGAGTTGCCCAGCAGCAGGCGATGCATGCCCGGCGCGATCTCGATCGACTGCACCGCGCTGGTGCCGTTGGCAATCACGCGCCGCGGGCTCCACAGCAACCCGCTTTCCGGCGGCTGAATCATCGACATCCGGAACCAGCCCACGGCCCCATCGGCAACATACAAACCCGTATCCATCGAATTCGCCATGCACCAGCTCACGAACGCCGTCGCCGGGTTGTAGAGCGCGCCCAGTGCCCCGTAACCGTTCCCTGTCGTCACCTTCACAAACTGGTCGCCGATCGGGAATCCCACCTCGGAGTACCCCGTCTGCGGATTGAACGGATATTGCACAGCCACCTGGCTCACCTTGCCGTTCGACTCCATCAGGTATGCCGCATTGTTGTACATCGAAACCGCGTTATATCCGGTGATGTGCACGCTGCCGAAGTAGCGCCACGCCTGAAAGGGATTGCCGCTCGTCCCATCGCCCAGGATGATCCACATTCCATCGCCGTTGGTGAAGACGAGGATCCCGCCGTTCTCCACCGTCACCGGTTCCAGGCGAATCGGCTGCGCGACGAACGGGATGAAATTCAGCGGTGGAAACGCCGTAGTGCCATTGCCCGTAATCGTGTCAGGGCCTCCGCTCCACACCACCGTGTTGTTCAGGATGGCAAAGACGCGCTGCAGATGAAACACTGGCGCAGTCGTACTCGGCAGCGGTGGATCGTTCGAATCCGCCACCGGTGCCGGAATCAGCGCATTCAGCGCGCCTCCGCCGGCGATCGAAGTGTCCGGCACGCCCACATCGAAATAAACGAAGTCTCCCATCGTCGCGAGATCCGCGGGGAACTGATCTTCGAGAATCAGCGTGGACTCATTCTGGGCTGTGCGCCATATCCAGATCTGATCGATCTGCTTGTCTGTCGGATCGAACGACCCCAGCATCTCCACGTAACCCGTGATCAGCGCATTGCTGAGCGGGTTGGCCGCGCCGATGATGCCGCCGAAGATCGTGAACAGCGCCGAGGCCGTCGAAACGCTGCCATCGACCGCATGCGTCGAGTACGCATAGCTCACGGTGCCCGTGGTGTACACACTGCCCGGCCCCAGGCACGTCCAGGTCACGCTGCCATCGATTGTCGTCGTGCCCACGGTGCTCGCCCAGGACGGCGCCGTCCCGCCCGCCGCGCCTCCGGTGGTGCATCCCTGCAGGTTCCCGTTCGAATCGAGAATCACAGCCTGATACGCCACATAGGTCGCGCCCGCCGCCCACACTGCAATCTGCCCGAAGTTATTCCAGACCACGGTTCCGTCATTCGTCTGGCCGACTGGCGGAACACCCGGCGACGTGGCAAAGGTGGGGTAGATGCGCCCCGTCGTCCCGGCCGTCACCACCGCTTCAATGTTCCCCGCCAGATCGATGATGCTGTACCACGCCGTCAGCGCGGTCTGCGGCATCCACCAGCGCGAGCGCGCGGGATGCCCGCCGGTGCCGGGCGGCGGAAAAACATTTGGAGCGCCCACCGGCGTCGCCAGCCCAAGGTTTTCCACCGCCGACCCATAACATTTCCACTGCTGCCCCGCATCCGCCGTGATGCCGAACTGGGTTGTGGAAAACGTGGGCGCTGTCGCTCCCGTCGTTCCATTGCCCGTCGTACCCGTGCCGCCGTTCTCCGCCGTATAGGGGTAAGCCGTATGCGAGACATTCACTTCGAGAATGCCCAGCGTCGTCGAAATGATCGCCGCGACCGGATGCGACGTCGCGTTGAGATAGCTCGCCGCGCCCAACCCCGCGAACGTCATCGTGACGCCCACCAGGTTCGTGAAGTTCAGCGGGATCTGCTGCGGATCGACGTAGAGGAACGTCGCCGATCCGTTCGATTGCGACGCGATGATGGGCACCGTGATCCCGCCCAGCGCCATCTGCAGCACGCCCGGCTCCGCGCCCACGCTGATCAGCGTTCCCGGCGCCACGGCGGTGCTCGCCGTCCACGGCCCTGGCGTCAGCCATTTGCGCGGCTTGTTGCCGTCGTACACCTGCAACCGCGTGGTGAGGCCCAGGAAGCGTGCCGGCGCTGTGTCTGACGCCTTGCTCATCAGCACGCTGCTCTGGCCCGCCGTGGCGTCATAGATGTTGCCGTCGTTCCCATCCAGCAGCACGCGGATCGTCTGCTGGCTGTTCAGGATTTGCTTGTAGCTGTAGAAGCTGAGCGCGGGCGGAAAGGGTATCGAGTTGTACGGGATATGCCCTGGCGATCGCACGTCGGTGAGCGATTGGCTGATCTCGCGGTTCACACCATCGAGGATCGAATCGAAGCGGCTGCCGCCATAGAACTTCGCCACCAGGAAGGGCACGGCCGCATCGCGGTACGGGCTGCGCTGCGTCCAGAGTCCCGTGAAATCGCGGGCGTTCTGTGTCAGCGTCGCGTAGCGCGATGGGTTCTTGACGGCACCCGCGGCTTCGATCACTCCTGGCATTTACTTCCGCCTCGCCTTTTTCTTATTGCTCTTGCCCGCTTTGCTGAGGGCGATGGCGACGGCCTGCTTCTGCGGTTTGCCCGCATTTATTTCCGTGCGGATGTTTTTGCTGACGGTTTTGCGGCTGCTGCCCTTCTGTAACGGCATTCGGCTCACCTCAATAGTTGGGATTTCTCTCCGCTTCCAATTTCTTGATCAGTCGCAACGCACGGTTGAGATCGCCGAAGTATATCTGCTCTCGTGCTTCCCGGAGAATTTTGTCGATCCGATCGCTCTCGCGCTTTGAGCGAATTCGCAAGCCGCGCTCATAACGGCTTATCACAGTTCGGGCCGCCCTTACCTTCGGTGGCTCACTCTCGCTAATCGGGCGTCCGATCGTCCAGCGTCTCGGGAGACGGTCAAGCAGATATTTCTGCTGAGGATTCAACTTTGATCGTGGCGTCTCGATCAGTGGCTTCTTCGCGGCACTGACTGACTTTGGGTTCATGGTCCCACTATGGCACCACTTGATCTGAGTGTCAAGCCTAAACCGCTCGCCCCTGCCCTCCGGTCTGTCCAGCCATCTGGCTGCGGGTGGCCGTCCGACCAACATTCAGGAATCCCTCGAGGAACATATTCCTGGCCTGCTCATCCAGGCCATCCTGTGTTGCCAGCAGGCCATAGGCAAAGTCGCGCTGCCACAGTGGAAAGCGGCTGTCGTTCACCAGTAGCCCAGCCTCGGCCAGAAAGCCTTTCAGAAAAAGGTAAGCGAACTCATCCGGCACCGGTCCGAACGTCTGTCCGTAGCTCGAGATCAGCGGCGCCTTCTGCTGGTAGTCGAAGTTCGCCGTGTAGTCCTGGTCCGGAATGGAGTTGAACCGGAACACCAGGTCCCCGAGATTATCGTCGTACACCGGCGCCACGTGTGTCGGCCGGCGAATACTGCTCACCACCGCCAGCGCCTGCGCCCCGTTCAGTTCGTAGATATTCGCCGCCTCGGTCGCATCCACCAGCCACTGCTTCTCGATCCGGCCCAGCAGCGGCAGCGTCTGCGTGTAGTCCGTTCCTCCGCCTTCGGTGATGGCGATCGAGAAGGTCGCCCGGTTGAACCTCCAGATGAACGGCGAGCCCAGCATGCGCTGCAGCACAATGTTACCCATACCCAGGCCGGGCTGCAGATTGTTCACGTCCAGGCGCTGATTCTTGATCAGCGTGGAGCAGAAGGTAACCGCATCCTGAACTGTGAGACTCGATGCCAAAACATTCTCCTAAGAATCAAATCTAGTGAATCAATACGGTTGGTCCGCAGCGTATGGTCCAATCTCATCCCAGCGCCGCTCCACAACCTGCGTCAGCGGAATCAGGCCGTAGATGTTGAGCTCGCGGTCGCCCTGCTTCATGGCCAGTTGCAGCGCGTTCAGCCAGTCGGCCTTGGCCTCCTGCCCGCGCTTCAGGTCGCCGGGGTTCATGCTGGCGATCAGGCACTCGCTCGCCAGACCGCGATAGAAGTGCCGGCTGAAGCTGTCCGGAATCGGCGCCAGCGTCTGCTGCAGATTCGTGAAGCGTGGCGGATCGAGTTGATAGGGCAGCACCACCTTGTACGTCGGCCCGGTCGCATTCGGAAGATTATCCAGCCGGAAGCCCTGCGACGTCGGACTCACGCACGTCCAGGTGACGCTTCCGTCGGTCACCGTCTGCCCCTCTGCCGAATTGATCGGCAGCTGCGGCGCCGTGCTCCCTGTGGTGCCGAACCCCGTCACGATCAGGATGTTCCCATTGACATCCGTCATGCTCATGATCGGATTCTGTTCCTGCGCGCCCTGCGTCAGCAGCGGGTAGAACGTTACGCCCGCGCCCGGCCAGGTTCCCAGTTGCAGCGACGCGTTGTACATCCAGCACACGTTGGCGATGCGCCAGGCGCTCGTGCTGGTAGGGCTGAGGCCGCGCCTCCAGCTGATCCCCCAGATCGGCTTGGGCAAGGCACTGTTGTTGATGTCGATCAGCGTGCCGTCTTCGCCCCAGCCGATCGGCCCGCCGGGTTGCGCCGGCTGCGGATAATCCTGCTGCCAACTGTTCGTTAGAAAGGGCACCGCGGTGGCGCGGTTCCACTTCCAGTTGTAGCGTTCAGTGATCAGGTCCGCCATCACCTGATTCGCCAGCTCGAGCGCCGTCAGATCTCCAAACCCGGATGGGCCGCCGCGCGGGTCGGGAATGCCCTTCGCCGCAATCTGGTCGTATACCGCGCTCAGCTTGATCGTGCTGTTGCCCACTTCGCTGCTCCTGAGAAAAAGCGGCGCACCGCTGGTTGACGATGCACCGCCTTTTGTTGCGCGTCCTCGGTAGGGAGTTTAGGCCGTTTGCGTGACTGTCACAGTGAACTGCTGCGGAACCGGCGTAAGCGGTACCGTTACGGATCCGCTGTACGTGTTGCCGTCCGGTCCGACTGTGCTGGCCGTAACGGTGACGCTTGTGCCGGGATCCCCGGCAGGGATGTTGACGACTGCCGAAGTCGTGTCGGAACTGGGAACGATCGAGACAGTCGAATCGCTTGCCGTCCAGGCAAAGGTTGAGCCGGAAGGCAGCGCGATGGGAGTGCCGTTGTCATTGAGCACGGCCGCGAAGGTGCCGGATGTGCCTGCGGTAATATTGCCAATTGCCATGGTCGTCTCCTGTGTAACCGTAACTGTATAACGCGGACATTCGAGTTGGTGCAGCAGCCGGCGGAACAGCCGCAACATAGATTCAGGTGGCCTGATGCCGTGCAGTTCGAGCAGCAGCAGCACATCCGCCAGCTCAACGATTTCCTCAGCGGTTCGAAGGCCGTGCCGATCCATCAGCGCGAGCAGCCCGGCAACCGAAGAGATGCCCCCGCCGTCCCCGTGGATGCCATGATGCTTCAGAAGAGCCTGGACCGCCAACAGCTCTTCAATCGTCAAGTAGCGCTTCTCAGACATTACGGCCCTTTCCCTTCTCTTACATCTGCAGTGCGTAGCCATCGCACGGCCGCGTCGGCAGCACGGGATTGCCAGTCTGCGAGTCGGTGAGCGTGATGGTGTTGCCGCAGTCCATCGGTTGCGCGGACTCCGGCGTCAGGGCCTCGTCCGCTGCCTGCTGCCAGAGCTCGTCGAACCGTTTCTTGTCTGCTTCGAATTTTGCAACACGGGCATCCCGCTGCTCTTCGCTCTCGCCTTTGCGCCGCGCCTGGGCCATGTTCTTCGGGTGCGGACTGAAGAGCCGCAGACGGCAGCCGGCATTGCACATGATCAGCCGCGTGAATCCATCGGGCATATACGCGCGCGTCAACGCTGTCGCTCCCTTGCCGCCGAACGGATTCGCCGGCGTCCCGCCCTGGCGATGACGGCAGCGTCTCGCGGTGCCGATGCGTACGGCGTTCTCGGCCTTCAACTGCGCCTGGCGCTTGGCATTGTCAGCGGCCCGCTGTTTCTTGGCGGCCTCATGCTGTCGCACTTGTTCGGTTGTCAGCTCCAGCCGCATCTCTGCTTCCTGCAGCTGCACCTCGGCAAGCCGTTCCTGCATTGTCCTGTCGGCCATGACTTCCTTCTTTCGCGTCTGCGCCGGGCCGAAGGTCGGCAGCCCGGCGCAAACTTTGTTTAGCCTCGCGGCGCAGCGCCTAAGTCGTCTGCGGGATGGCGTTGGCGATACGTGCGCGGCTGGTCGCGTCGGGCGGAAGGCCGACACCCAGCACGCAGTTGTATCCGGTGCCGGCCATGATCAGGCCGTTCGGATCGTAAGCGGTGCGTTCCTTGTACTCGCCCGCCCACAGGTTCATGTTCTGCCAGCGTCCGTCGATCTTCGTGTGCCGCTTGTTCGGGAAGTTCACGAAGACGATAGCGTCGGCGCCCGCCAGGTAGGTGCTGAGCGCGGTGTCGCCCGTGCTCTGCCAGTTGGCGTATTGCGTCTGGTTCGTGGACTGCCGCCAGTGAGCACCGAACAACTCGAGGATCTTCGTGGGGGCTTCGCCGTCCGCATTCGGATCGGTCAGCTCTTCCAGCTTGATCTGGCCGGCGTCGGTACGCTTCCAGATGTCCACGATCGAGTTGTTGGTGCTGTCCAGCGTCAGATCGCCCACGAAGAACGGATGAATCGAGCCGTTGTAGAAACCGCTCGCCATCGGCCGCACGTTCGCGCCCGAAAGAGAAGCAGGCATCTGCTCGATCTGGCTCTTCGTAAAGGCATAGGCCGGGGTTGTGGTCGACGGCGCGTCCTGGTTCGACGTGCGCGAATCCCACGTGCGCAGGTAATCGAACATGTACATCACGAGATCGTCGATCGTCTGCCCCAGCTGGTAGGCCATCACGCGGCGATTCTCTTCGAGGTCATTCGAGATCGAGGTCATGAACGCGAGATCTGAGATGTTGTTGTAGTTCGCGTACTGTCCGACCACGATGTCCTTGAAGTTAACGTTGATCTGCTCGGGCGGCCCGATCGTGCCTTCCGTCTGCTGCTGCACATCGGCTCCCAGCGGAATCGACATGAAGTTGCGGAAGGTCTGGCCGCTCTTCTCGGGCAGGTCCATGTGCGTGCACAGCATCAGCTTGTTCAGATTCATGTACAGCCACTTCATGAAGACGCGGTTGTAGTGAATCGTGAGGCGGGCCTGCGGCATGTTCGCCGAGGTCTGCGCCGCCGGCGAAGGTCCATCGCTCAGCGTTGGCACCTGCGCAGCCACGCGTGCTGCGCTCAGTGCCGCCTGCCCGGTTACAAAGAGAGCTGAGGCGATCGCCGCTAGCAGGCATAGCAGCGGATAAAAGACGAACTTCATCAGAAACGCGGCGAGCCTGTCGCCCCACGTCGGCTGATAGACGTACGGAATCGAGCGCACAGATTGGCTCCCATGCACCCAGTGCTTCTTTCGCTTCCACATGCGGAACTTCTGTGTGACGGTCATCGTCGTCTCCTGCGCTCTAGGCGCTGGCTTCCCGATAGTAGTAGTCGCACGCTGCCGCATAGTCCGGATCGTTGTCTTCGATCAACTGCTGCGATTTCGCCATCGGCATGGTGCGGATCTGCTCTTCGGTATATTTCAGGGTTCGCGTCTGCGGTGTCTGCGGCGCACGGAAACGGCGGCTGCTCGCTCCGGTCGAAAACACCTCGCCTCTCGGCCTCTCCACACGCGCTGCACCTGGCTCTCGCCCGGAAACGGTTGATGGTTCGGGTTGTGGGGTTATGGGTTGCGCGGGCGCTGCAAACAGCATTCCGCGGTCCTGCATCTCGTGAAAACACTCGGTCAGCAATTCTTTGGTGATCAGCCCCACCTTTCGGCCCACCTTGCGGCCCGCAAGATCGCCCACCAGCGTGCGGTTGCCGGGGTGCGGATAGAACTCCGGCGTCTCCTGCTCCCACTCTTCCGCCAGGCGCTTGAAGTTATCCAGCGCCACTTGGTTCAGATCGAGGCCCAGGGCATCGCCGGCCAGCCGCGCGATCGCAGATCCCGCCTTGGCCGGATTGCCGAGGTCCGCCGTTGCCTGCGCCACCTCGTCCGAGGTCATCGGCTTCGGCACAGCAACCGGCCCAGGGGAGGGTGAGCCGGGCTGTGCGGGCTGGCGGCGCCGCTCGCTCAGCGTCCGCTGCGCATTCAGATTGTTCCGTGCCACTTTATCCAGCACTTCCTGCTGGTTGGCGCCGTAGGTGAAGATTGGATTGGTGCCGTCCTCGGGATCCTGCACGTAGCAGACTGTGCCCGGCTCTACCGGTTGCCCGTTCGGTCGAATCTGTGTCCAGTACGTATTCATTGCTGCTTCACCGGCTCCAGTTGCTCGATCTCCTGCTTCACCAGCGTCTCCATCTCGATCCGCGCCCGGTTGAACATCGTGCAATACGCCCACTCTTCGGCGATCGCGTCGCGGTGTCGTAACGGATCCTGCTGACTCAAAGCAATAGCACGATTCTTGTGGTTTTGGAAGGCTTTTTCTAGCACGCGGTTCAAAACTGGCCAGCCGACGCTGTTGCGGAGCTCTTTCAGGTCCTCGCGCTCGCCCGTGTTCAACTCCCGCAGCGGATTCTGGGCGCCGTCGAGAAAGAAGGGCAGCGACGGCATCACACCCGGAGACTTCAGCATGCTCTCGGCCATCTGGTCTCGTAAGGATGCCAGCTCGTCGTTCAGCGGCTTACCCTGCAGGTAATCCTCGTGTGCGCTCATGCTGCCATCTCCACTTCAAAAAATCCCAACTGACCACGACACGGTCTAAACGGAATCCGCTCAGCGTCTTTCAATAGAAATCCATACTCGCCGAAAAACCATTTGCTTTCGGATGCCGTGACGCATCCATGGATCGTCACCGCTCCCACGATCCCTCCGGTTTCGAAATTATCAGGCAGAGAGATTTCTGGGTGGGCGCGCCGGATGTACTCGATCGCTTGCTCGTCGATTTTTTTACCTGCATGGACGAGCACGTGGCCGCGGAATCGCGTCGGCCAATCGCGATTTTCAATGTCCTTGTGCCCATTGACTATCAGCCATGCCCATGGCTGCTGGATACTCAGCGCTTTCACTGCAGCCCTCCCGTCAGCAGCTGGGTATCGGTGTTCCGCGTCAGCCGTGCTTCAGCCAGCTCCAGCGGCGTCGGACCCTCCGCGCGGTTCTGAGCCGGGCCGCTTTCGCCCCCGCCCTCCGTCGCGGCCTTCGCTGCCGCGCGCACCACTTCCGTCTGCGCGGCCTGGTGGCCCTGCTCCTGAATCTCCTGAATCTTGTTCTGGCCTTTCAGTTTTTCGATCACCGCCGCCTGCTGCGTCTTGGCCATCGTCGGATTCATCTGCTGCACCAGCTGCAACTGCTGCGGCGTCAGCGGCACGATGATGTCCTGGCGTCCCTGCAGTTCGCTCATCTGCATAAACAGATCCTCGATCGCCGCGAAGTTGATCGTCTGCCCCTTCTGGTGCATGTACTCGAGCAGTTGCGGCTGCTGCACCAGCTGCAGCAGGAACGGGATCAGTTGCAGGATGTTCGCCTTCGCCTGCAGCTTCTGACCGGCCAGCACCTTGATCTCGAATTCCATATCGAGAAACGCTTCCGCGTCGATCGTCTCGAAGATCGCATCGCCGAACTTGCGGCTGAGAATTTCGCGAATCTCGCGGATCGGCATCTTCTCGCAAATCATCTCCCACTTGAACCGATTCCACCGGATGATCACGTTCTCCAGGTGCTCGATCGGGTCGCTGATATTCTCGTCGGCTTTGCCGCCCACGCGATTCACGCCCGCCGCGGTGCGCATTGCGCTCGAGCCCGGTCCGCCCAGGTTGCCCTGCATCGTGGTCGAGTTCGCTCCGACGAGGTCCTCGCCGCCGTCCTTGCCCAGCTGGTAAATCTTCCACGCCTCGGGCGGCACTTCCGGCATTTTCATAAAGCCGAACGCCTTATTTACATCGCCGTCTTTGGTGTTCACCCCCCAGAAGGTCCCCATGCCCAGGATCACGTTCTGCGTGGGCTGGTTCCCCATTGACGAGTCATACAGAATCGGCGCATTCATCGGAAACGCGATCATCTTCAGCACTTCGTTCAGCACGCCCTGGTCCATGCGCTGATCGCCGGCGTTCAGGCGTCCGATGCCCATCCCGTAGCCCGAGTTATCGATGTTCCACCAGTTCGCCGCATATCCCAGCGCGTGGTCGCCGATCTTGTGCTCTTCGTTGCGAATGCACTTTTTGCGCCCGTTATAGCTGAGGAACTCAATGACGCGATCCCCCGTCCAGTACGCCACCTTCATCAGCGGCTTCTCGAATGGATTCTCGCTGATGTTCTTCTGCTCTCCGCCGGCGTGCAGCACCACGCTCGACTGCGTGTTCATCGCCTGCGCCACCTGGCTCGCCGGTTCCGCATCGCCGAACGGATTCGCGAGGAAGAACTTTTTCAGTTCCTCATCGTCGGGAATGTCCTTGTAGCAGGTCAGGCCGCGCATCTGCTGCAGGTCCTGGAAGTTCACATAATCGACGTCGACGCGAAACGTCGCGCTCATATCTGGCCGGTTTGGCGTGTTCCACTTCTCATCCCAGAAGGTTGTGCCCAGGCGGCGATATTCGAAGTACGGCCAGCTTTCTGTGACCGTGTCTTCGATCGTCTTCCACTCGTCGCTCTCCCACGTATCGACCTTTACCGGCTCGCCCGCGGGCATCGGGATCTCAGGCGGCGGTTTCTTCGGTACGCGCCGCCGCTTGATGACCTTCCGCTCTTCCCACCCTGGAATCGCGATGCCTGTGCCCTGCAGCGTCTGGCACTCGATCAGCAGCGTCATGTTGTATTCGAAGTCCGCGCGATCGTCCAGCACGCTCAGCAGCTCGGTGGCCGCGTCGATGTACGTCTGCGCATTCTGCTGCGATGCCAGTTTGCCGCGCGGCTCCAGCACAAATGGAACTTCCTGCGCGAAGATGCCTCGGCGCACCTGGTTCGACATCGTCTGCGCATTCTTCGCCACGTTGAACCGCGAGATCCGCGCCGGCCGATTGGTCTGCATCCTCCAGTCGCGATCGTAATTCGGGCTCTGCTTCAGGTAGTCGATGTACTGCCACTCGGCCAGCCAGCTGTTCGTCTCGAGCCACGCCTGGGCCTGGCGAAAATCCATCCAAGCCACAGTGACCGCAGCATTGTCATCCAGCGCTGGCTCGCTTGTCCCGCCCGGCGCGATCGTCACCTGCTCCGCCTGAATCAGCGGCGTGAGCTCATTGCCGATGGGCATCCCATCGCCCGCCGGCTTCGCTGCGATCTCGAGTGTGTCAGCCATGTTCCACCGAATCTATCACCCGTCGAGTCCCCCCGGAAGCGGAGGCATCGAAAAACTCGTCGTCCGCTCCATCGCCGCCAGGTGCGCCTGCACCTTCTGTTTCGCCTGCTCGTCCACCTCGGGCATCCCCTGCTGCGCCATGAAGGCTGAGAGTTGCGCATCCTCGCGCCGGCGCCGCTGCCACTCCAGCTCGTCTTCTTCCATGCTCGCGCGCATCTGGCTCAGCGGCACCATGTCGGCCAGCTTTGACACGCATTCGATGATTCCGTTCTCCGGCACCAGCCCGAAATGCACGAACTGCTCCTTGCATTTCATCTGGTTCGTCATCGCCGTCGAGAACAGCAGCCGCCCCACCTTCATCAGCGGCTCCATCTGTTCGATCGCCGCCGTGCGCCGATGATCGTCTTCCTCCCAGTCCACCCAGGTCAGCTTGACGCTCGCGTTGCGCCGCGCCGCTTCGTTGCGCACCAGCGTGGCCATGTACTCGCTGCCCGGCGTGTAGAGAATCATCATTGCGTCGGCGTCGGTCTGCTTGTGGCAATGCACCATCCGCTCCGCTAGGCCGCTCGGCGTGGCCGTCGACACCCAGCAATCCGTCACGTACACCTTGCCGTCGCGCACCAGCGCCGCCGCGCCCTCCGCGTTCTTCATGTTGTCCTTGCCACCATAGGGCAACCGCCAGCACGTGTACACCTCAGCCCCGCGGCCGTAGCGTGGAATACGTTCCGGCGTCACCAGGCAACTCGCCCACAGCTTGTCATCGAACTTCGGCACATGGCCGCCCTGCGGGTCGTTTTGCTGCTGGCACATGAAACTCTCATAGTTCGCGTAAAACTTCGCGCGCATCGCCCGGTAGTCATTCCCTGGCAGCTCCGCGAAGTTCATGATTACGTCTTCCTCGTCCGGAAACTCGCCGGGCAGCAACCGCGCCCCGCTCTTCACCGTCAGCGACGTGCGAATCAGGATCTTCCACATCTCCGAATCCATGTTGTCCAGCAGGTGCCCATACAGATCGAACGGGTGATACCGCGTGCCCCGTACGTTGATGTAGCCGCCCGCGCGCAGCAGGTTTTCGTTCTGGTCGTAGACGTCGATCACCTTGCGCCGCACCGCATCCGTCGCGCTGATGCCCGAGTTCTTCGTCTCCGCCATGTCATCCGGATTCATGATCCACGGATGCCATCCGGACTGCACGCTCTCCACCGACGTGTACGCCAGCGTCTTCTGAATGTCGCTCGGATCAAACCGCCGCGTGGGCGAGTTCCACGTATCCAGCGTCGCAAACGGTTCTTTCGCGCACTGCAGCTCTGGAAACAACCGCTGCAGGATCGTGCGCGGTCCGCCGTGTCCTATCCAGAAATAATCCGCGATGCCTTTCGAGAGCTCGCGCGCCAGCGGCTGCGTGGCCGTCTCATTCAGGATGGTCACATAATCCGGAAAGGCGAGAATCCACTGCATGCTGTCGACGCGCCCCAGCGTGGACTTGAAGGTTCCGCGCGGGTCGAGATGCATGCGCTTTTTGATCGGGTGCTGATCGACGATCGAGATCGCGGGATTCTTCGGAAAGTAGAGGTCGACTGCTTCGCGATGCACCGAAGGACGGAACTCTTTGAAGCCCATCACCTCAGCCAGAAAAAAGTGATCTGTGATGCAGCGATGCCGCAGATCGTTGCGATATTGCTCATCGTGCTCGATCTTGTCGGTATCGAAGATCATGAATGGGGGCCTTTCGGAATTCCGATTACTCGCCAGATGTCGATCTTTACGCCTTTTCGCGGACTCTCCAATCGACTTGGAATCCTCGGCACACCGTTCTGACTTTCATCTCCTAATCGGCCCCCGGTGCTGCCGTCGTTTGTGGTATCTCGCTCTGCCGCCGAAGGCTGAACGGGTGATGATGTGGGGTTCTTCGACCCTTTGCTCCCCGGCGGCAAACTTCTAGACGTTCGGCGCGGCCTCATCGCCGCCTACAGCACCACCAGGCTGCTGGCCGGGCTGCGACGCCACTTCCTGCGCACCCTGATCCGGCTCCTGTTCGTTCATGCCGAACTGCTCTTCGACGTGCTGCCCGGCCTCGCCCGCATCCTGGCTGGTGGCTACGTTCTCGCGCTCCGGCTCGGTGTGATGGTCCTCACGCTTCGCCTTGTACGTATGGTGATGCACCACCGTTCCATCCTCGGCCTGCACGCTGCGAATCTGGTGAAGGTGCTTCTTGGGCGCCTTCTTTTCCTCGCCCTTCCCGCCTTCGTGCTTGCGCTCTTCCTTGGCCATCGCCTACACCCTCGCACAAACTCTGAGAACCATATCTAAACTTTATGGCCATCCGGCCTGCCCGCTCACCCCTTACAGGCGTTTATTGCGAGCAGGGCGCGGCGGCCATCCCTGTTCTAACCGCAGCTGAACTTCTGCACGTTCACCGTCGTCGGCGTTCCGCTGGCCGCCCCGCTCGAGGTTGCGCTGAGCGTGAAGCTGGGCAGCTTGGCCACCGTGGGCGGGTTGGCGCTGGGGTTGCCGGCGTTGAGGAACCCGGTAAGGAAGTTCGACAGCGTTACAGCCGCAACCAGCGTCTTGTTCACATAGAACTCGATCTTGCCGGCCAGCACGCCGCTCACCGAATCGAAGATCCCCTCCATGTGAATCCAGAACGCTGCCGTCGCCGAAGCCTGCGCGATCGCGCCGCTCGATCCCATGAGGTTGCCCGAGACCACAGAATCCGACGTCCCCTCGTACAGCTTCAGCGTGATGTTGCCGCTGGCGGTCGTCTTCACGTAACCGCTCGCCCACACGTCGAAAGGCGTCTGCTCGATCGCTGTGTCTGGCGCCAGTTGGATCGAAAGCGGAATCGTGGAGACTTCGGTCGACGGGATGATCGTCTCATTCGTTCCCGTCAGGACAAGGGTTGCCGGCAACGGCCCGGGAGATCCGGCCTGGGTATTCATTGGGATCTGATTCGGTACATTGGCCGATCCGCTGACTACGGAATTCGGGCGATCACTCAGAGCCATCGTCTTCTCCTGGGGTGCTCACAGCACTCGCCGCAAGTTTACCCCTTTCGGCGTTACCGTCAACAAGATTTTGAATTTCCCCATCATGCCGGTTGTTCGCGATGTTCTTCAGCGCGAGAATTTGACCCGCAAACGTCGAATCAAATGGCACTCCAGCACCGCACGTCAGAGTTTCTGAAAGGTCGATCGCCTCGCGCAGCGCTTCCTCGAGCTCCTGCACGCGCCGCTTCGGCTTGCGCCCTGGAGGGTTCACGCCCACATCGCCGCGGTGCCGCCTCCAGGCTTTGAACTCTTCGCGCTGTTCAGGCGTGCACGGATGTTGGCAGGTAGGGCATTTGAAGGCCGCACGCCGCTCCTTCTGAAACGCCTTCAGGACCGCCCGACACTCCTTCGAACACGTCCATGCCGCCCGCGACGTCGCCCGTGCCTTTGGCAATTCTGCGGTGCACACCACGCACTTCGGTTCCCAATGCGAAGCCGTTGGAATCGTTGCGCCGATTTCTTGCGCCATCGTCTGCACGTCGCTCATGGGCGGAACTCCTCAAACTTCCAGCCCTCGCTGCGATTCCATGTCACCGCGAGAAATTTAAACTCTGGAAACATCGTCGCGGCCACCTTGATCTTCACGCGCGCGTCGTCCTCCCAGTGGCCCTTCACCTCGTGCAGCTCGATCAGTCCGGTGTTCAAAACGACCTCAAAATCGATGTTGAAAAACGTGCTCGGTGCCAGCTTCAGCCGGAACGGCTCGAACTTCCACGCCGCGATGTCGCCGGATAAGCGAAATCCCTCGAGAAACGCCGCGTAGAGCGCCTCGCGTTTATTCATACGCCCTGATGCGTGCTGCTGCCGTCCGCCACGCGGTCGAATAGGTTCTCGCGAAGGAAGGGGTGCATCTAGGAAGGTATTTCCCAAACCTACTGCCGACGGACGGGTGCGCCGAAACATCTCAGGCACCTGTGCGGCTCCCACGTCTCTCCAATTTGTGCTTGGCGGTTCGTTCACGATAGTGCTAGTATAGTCCCACTATGGCATCACACGCCACAAAAAAATCATCGCAGCGAGCGGAAAAAGTTGGCCTCAAGCTGCGGTTTCAGGACGCCGAGCATCAGGAGCTCGTGAAGGAAGCCTGGCAGAAATCGAAACTGCCTTCGCTCAACGCGTGGCTGGTGCAGGCAACACTACACCAGGCCCGCCTCCAGCTCGGCCGCTAGATCGGCTGATTGCGCTCCGCCAGGTCAATCAGCACGTAATCGTTTGGCATTTGCCTTCGTCTTCCCCTGAGAGTTTTATATCGCTCCCGCACGATGATCGCTCGTTTGCGCGTCAGTTCCTTCAGTCCGCGCCGGATTGAGTTTTCTGAAGTTCCGACGATTTCAGCCAATTGCCTGATTCCTACGCCCGTGCAGTCGCTGCTGGCAGCCGCGTAGTAGGCCAATGCCAGGTAGGTCAGGATTGCGTTGGACGAAGGTTTTGTGGTGGCAAGTAGGGTCCGGTGGATCCACAGGAACGGCAGTGTGCGGATGTCCCGCACTTGAATTCTCTCGTCGCGCAAAGGGGTTGGATCCTCTCGGTTCAGAGAGCCATACGAAATCATTTGCCGTCCGTGCGCAAGTTGCCAATTAGGCACCGCACTTGTGGATAAGCTGTGTAAATGTGCACAATTCTGTGGGTAAGTCTGGGCGGTTGTGCACATCGGGTGGAAAGCACGCCTAGGAGCGGCTCGTAAGTGTGTTTCTTTGCAACGGTCTTCTCTTTCCTTTCCCTTTACGAGTTTATATGTGTATCTAAACCGTTGAATCTTCTAAACATCCCAGACGGGTGGGTGCCATATTGGCAGGGGGGGTGGGTGCTATATGGC